CATCCTTTTTAAACGACGCACATGTTGACCATCTTCGGGAAATATCAGATCCTGTTTCCTTGCAAAAACCTGTATCAGGATAATATTTGCAATAAAAGCATCTCATGTTACCTCCTTAAAAAAATATGGACAAGTAAGTGGTTTTTTGTCGCAAATTACTGGAATAGCTGTGTCCCAAAAACAATTGACACAACTTCTTTCTTGCCAGTACCGGCATCCAATTCCAGAATCAAGATTTATCACAATCTTCTCTCTAGTTATCCTACAAACTTCCAACGAAGGATAACTTGCCCTATATGCACAGCTGTAGCAACACTTCATATTTACCTCCTATAAGTTTGGAAAGAACTATTTACTCTCTAAAATCAAATGATAATGCAGATGACCAGGTATTGATTGCTCGTGCGGAAAATTTAATCTTATATAGGAAAATTCAGATGATTTTTCTAATTCTCTTTCTATCTTTTCTAGCTCTATTTTTTCATCTTCTGTCAAATATTCTTTTCTTTTTATGTGTCTTTTTGGGGATAGCAGATGATGTTTTTCTGTATTTTTATATGGGAATCTGTTTTCCAAAATTATCCAAAAATCATATTCCTTTACCAATAAATCTTCTCGGCAAAATGGACAATAATTTTTGTCGTTTTTTTTCCTCCAGACCTGGTATTCTTTTTCTTCTTTTGCTGTTCGCATAAAAAAAAACCCGACGGTTACGCATTAGAAAGAGGCGTGTCGGGTATTAGCTATTAAAATATTTAAACTTGATTTATTCATATTTTTTTTCTTATTATCTATATCAAACTTAGCAGTTTATTTTCTATTTGTCAAGTCCCTAATGTGTTGAAATAATTATCCCAATTTGCTCAGAACAGTCACCCAATCTGTCTATACTAAATTTTTTATCAGGAGAGTTAGTAAAATCAACTCCAATAAACCCCACTAAAAAATCCTTTGAAAAAATTGGGCATACTCCTAGTTTTTTTATTCCTTGTCTTTCTAACACATTCTTTTTTGATTCTGTGTCCGGTAGAGAATCCACATCCACTGTGATACATTCTTTTTTATCAAAAGAAACTGTCCAATCATTTATCATTGATAAGGGTTGTCTTTGCAGATTCTCCATTTCTGAACTTGTACCCAAAGAAACGACCTCATTGGTGTTGGACATATAAAAAAAATGATCACCATTTATACCAACAATTCCATCATGAAACCTAAATAAATATGCACGATCGGCTCCTTGATTTATCAATAAAGCTTTTAATGTCGAATCAATTATCTTATTCTTATCTATAGATTCGTTTAATTTTTTACCCATTGCCTCTTCCGACGTGATTATTACTGACTCTTTTTGAGATAATTCTTGTAGTGGTGTCGCTATTTTATAATATAAAAAAACAGCTCCAAGAGTTATCGTTATTAACAAGGTTATTGTAACAAAGCCCAGCATGGTAGCTATTATATTCTTACTAACCCACAACGAAAAAGATGTGAATATGTTTAATATTTTTTTTACTTGTGACAGGGATTGAAAAAAATTCATTTTTAATAATTTATAGTTTTTAATAGTAAATAAGATATAACAAAAATAATGCCCACTAAAACAAAAAAAGTTGATCCAAAAGACCAAAAAATAAATTTTTCTACGTTATTGAGTTTTTTTTTATCAGCCTTTATTGATGAAAGGCTTTCTAGTTTTTCGATAATTTTATCCAATTCAATTTTAGTCGGGGGGGAAGTGGTACAATGTGCTAAAATACTTTCTGTATGTAAAAACAACATTTCTTTTAAATCAAAAAATCTGTCATCCAAAGCCTTATTCCTGCATTCCTCTCTTTCCTCTATGTTTTTATCCCGGATTAAGTCTCTTTCATCTAATAATTTTTTTACATCTTCCTTGCTGCACATATATTAATCAAAAAATAATTACCTAAGAAGTGTAGCATAATCCCTTTTTCGGTGTTGGTTCGTTGCTATAATTTTAAAAATCACGAAAAATAGCTTCCTGCTTCCTGCTTCCTGATTCCTGCTTCCTGATTCCTGCTTCCTGCTTCCTGCTTCCTTTTCTTGCTGGAGAAGAGAAGGAAATTTAAGCGATAGAAAAGCCCTGAAATTTTAAAATTACAGTTAATTACTAAAATAATGGAGTTTTCTCGCGGTTTTGAGCTTTTCTTGCTGGATTGAGAGTTAGGTATCAAGCTTTCGAAAATTTTGTGGTGGGGAATGGTTGTGTATTAATATCATTTGTAAGCAATAACACGACCGCCGATATATGTTATTTGATATTAACTCTTGTTTTAGTAACATCGCCTGTTTTCGCCCCAACGATGCTTTGCGAGATTTGAGGAGTGGACCATCTAATGGGTCCCCATTACTCTTTCAACTATATAGCGCAACTTAGGGGACATCCCTGCGTTTTACCCAATTTAGCGCATTTTTAACTAAAAAAAGCAACTAAGTATCTATTATCTTGCCTTGAAAGTCCTTCCACAAAGAAAGAATGACAAGACAATAGATACTTAATCGCCTTATAATATTCTTTGTTAGTACTATAACCGCTTTCAATCAGTATTTCTTAATTGCACATATAGTTTATCAAATATTCTACTTTGTGTCAAGTACCACATTAAAAATCACTTAACAACCACTATTCCCCCTATTTTTCCACTGTTATCAATTTGTGCTTATTATATAAGTGTGATTCCAGGTGTTTATATTGAATATTACAAACAGGGCAATTGCGCCAACCTTTGTTGTTCATTTTTTTTATATTTTCTAGTTGCATTTTTATAGCCATTTGACTCCGGTACACATTCTTCGCCCCTTTTTGACCCTTGACGAATCTGTGTTTTATACCACCTTTTTCAAAGTTTTTTAAATATTCTTCCCTGTGTTCGTTAAATCTTTCTGATTTCTTTGTGTGAACCGAGAGACTAATCAGCGCAAAATTATGCGGGAGTCCGTATGCTTCTTTGTAGTCTTTTGCCAAGATCTTGTGGCCGTGCCAGAGATGGCTTCCTAGGTGCTTGAATTTTTTTCCGCACACCTTACAAATAATTCTTTCATCTTCATTTTTGTTCTCTTTTTTTTGTCTGACGTTTATTTTCATATGATTATATTTTAATAATTTTTTAGAACTCTATTTAACGCTGAATCCATTGCTGTTTCAGAGTTTTTGTTTTTTTTGCCCTCTATAACTTGGTCGAATATGCCTTGTTTTGTATCTAAAATACCTTTCATATCCTCATCTATAGTATCTATGGTCACCAATTGGTATATGTTCACATTACTTGCTGTTTGACTCGGGCGATGTAGCCTATCATGACTTTGTTGTAAATCAGCTGGGTTCCATGGGTAGTCTATCCCAATGAAATTTTGAGCCGCAGTTAGAGTTATTCCTGTCCCGGCGGATTTATATCCTCCTAAAAAAATTTTTATATTTTTATTAGTTTGAAATGCTTTTACTATTTCTCCTCTTTCTTGCACTGGAGTTTCTCCAGAAATCATAACAGCCTCTTCTTTAAAAAACTCCTTTAGAGTCTTCAGTGGCTCAATAAATGATGAGAAGATCAGAACCTTTTCACCAGAATCCGTTATGCTCGTGGCCAACTCCTTTGCTACGTTTATTTTTCCTTGTGCACACAACTTTCTTAATAAGTTTAGTTGCACAAGTTTTTCCGCTGACATAGACTTAGAAACATCCGCTTTTTTCATTCCCATATTGTCTCTTAAATACTTAGCCAGGTCTTCCGCTACTTCTCTGTATTCCTTTTCTATGCTCCTATCTAGTTTCACAGGTATGTCGATAAAGTTTTTCGGTGGCAACTCTTTTAAGACTTGAGATTTATCTCTTCGGATAAAATAACGTTTTATTTTTTCATGTAACTCTCCAATATTTGACGCGCCAGACGTATCAAGTCCCCATCTTGTTTGTTTCATCGCACAGAATCTGCGTGCGTAACCATACCAATCACTCCATGTTTTTGTATCTATTATGTTTAACAAGGAGAACAACTCTGCGGGCCTAGATAACAATGGTGTTCCTGAAAGCAAAACCACAGACTTTATGTCCCTCGACAGTGCTCTAAATGCCTTTGTCCTCAATGTTGAGGTTGATTTGATATATTGGCATTCGTCCCCAAAAACTGAGCAAAAACGTGTTTTTGACAGCTGTTTAAAATGTTTTTTTAATAAGTCATAATTTATTATCCAAAAATTTATATCTGGATCAATTTTAGATATATCTGTGTTACTGTCAATAATAACACTAGACATATTTGTCCATTTTTCAATCTCACTTTTCCATGCGAATTTTACCGAAGCAGGTGAAACAATTAATACTCTCTTAAATTTCGTGTGTTTAGCATAAGCTATCGCTTGTGCAGATTTGCCACATCCGGGGGAATCCGCTATAATAGCCCTACCACCAGAGGCGACTAAAAACTCTACTCCAATTTTTTGGTATTCATACAATTTACCTTTCAATCCTTTTATATTGAAATCTGTTTTTTCTTTTGATTTTATTATCGAAACATCATCTTTTTTCTTTTTTATATTGTTTAACCAAATCTGTTCTTGCTCAACAATAGACCTTACTTCATGTGAAATTTCAATTTCTGGGAATTTTTCAGCCAGGACGGGGATCAATATAGAATCAGAAAAAGCCCAGAACTTCAACTCTCCCTCAACTGAAAAAGAAAATCTTTCCCAGCCAAAAGTATCTTTTAGTTGACGACAAAAATCTACTTTGTCTTGTGAATATTCGTAGAACAAAGCAAATCTATGGTATCTCGATTTTTGAAAAATTATTTTCATATTTTTTATTTTAAATCTCTTTATTCTCTACTCATATAAATCAAGAATATTGTCTTGATAGATCATATTTCTTATTTCTTCCATTATCTCGCTGGCGGTTTTTTCTGTTCCATATTTCAAGTATCCCCTCAGCGTATTATCTATGTCCCATAGTAATCCAAAAGCATCGTCTGTTGATAAAATTCTTTTTGCTTTTTTCTTGTCGCAATTCAAAAATTTAACTTGGATATCCTCTTCCACATTCAATAATACATCTTTTTTGCTTATGTTTTTTTTATCTTGCTTGTTCATTATATTTTGAATACAGGTCTTGTTCCACTTTTCTTTATTCTCGGATCATCGACTTCTACTCCATATTGATTAAATATTTTACCTCCCATAATATTTTGTGCTTCAAATAATATTTTATGTATCTTTTCCTTGTTTATTATATTTGTTTTTTCATACAGATATTTACAAATATTCGTATCAAGAATATGGCTATATAGTTTAACAACCAGCCTAGCGGCCTCATGCTCTCCATTTTGCCATAAAAAAATTATTTCATTTACAACTTCTTTTTGGGTCATCATATTTTTTTTTATATTCTTTATGCATGCTTTCAATTTCTCTTTCAACTTTAACATCATTTTCTATTTCCCACAATAAAAGTTCAATATTTTCAATTTGTTGCTTTAGGCATATTATCCCCATTTCTATTTTTTGATCATCAGTTTGATACATGTTATTTTTTTAATTCCCATAACTTTTCAACCTCTAAATTAAATTTATATAGTTTTTGCATTTCACATTCAAACCATTTATCGTCTCTCTCAACCATTCCTAGGTGCTTCAGATATAATCCATCATCATTTTTCACTGGCTGGTAGATGTGTCCTCTTTTTTTGTTAAACATGCTACAGTATAATTTAACCTGATGCTCAGCCCAAGGTTTCATTTTGTCCATTGTTTTTTCCGATGTCTTAAATTCCCACACGTCATCAGGTAGATGCGGTGGTAGATAATCAACTTTTCCAACAAGCGTTATGCCTTTATAGGTTATTTCTCTTTTTATTTCTGAATATTTTTTATCCAATAATTCCTCTATTTGTCCGTGCATTGCTATCCCATTCCACATCACCATCAACTCTTTCATTGTTTTTTCCGATGGGTTTATCCATTGTTCAGGAGTAACCCAGCCGTGCGTAATTGCATAAAATTCTGATGAGTTATATCTTCTCCTCACTCGTTGCCTAGTCGCCATTTTAGCCCTTAGATTAGGTCTTAAGTCTATATCGTACATATTTTTAAATTTTAATTTTTATTTGTTCGCTTTGAATTTTATAGCTATTAAAGCTTCACTTTTTATTTGTCTTATACGTTCTCTTGTTACTTTATATTTGTCTGCAATTTCCTGTAAGGAATGTCGAACTTGTTGATCAATCCCATAAAAACGAGACACAACATCTATTTCTTTTTCCGTTAGTAGGTGCTTAAACTTCTTATAAGCCACATATACCTTTTCTGCCTCAACTTCCATATTATTATTTTTTAGTTATTATAAAGCATATCTTAGCAGTCAGCTTTATATTTGTCAAGGTTAGTTACCCCCTAGCAATGTTATCTTCCAAACATTGATTAACTTCTCCCTCTATTTCATCGTCTCTCATCATTTGTGCTCTTTCTATCAAATCTTCTTTTGTGTGTGCTTCTTCTTGTATGTTTTTTACAGCTTCATCGTAACCACTATTAGTTGTTTTAACCATCAGCAAATCCTCTTGTTGTTTCCTGTCTAGGGTTGGTTTATTTAATTTGTTTGAAATATCATCTAATCTGTCTATCACTGCCTCCAATCTTGTAATAATTTTGTCTTCAAATATGTTCATACGGGTATTTTTAATTAATTAGAAAAGAATTGAACGCAAACATTTTCGTAGCAACCAAAGCCTGCTTGCTTAAAGTCTCCAAGAATATTCATTCTATGAGTTGGCGAATTCATTAATCCCGCATGCATCAATTCAGTAGTTTCAAAGTTTTTTGCTAAATTTTCCCCCACATGGGTCCAGTTAAAGCAAGATTTAATCAAATTTTTATAAGGCGTTTCCCCGTTATAATAGTGAGAAAACTCTCCAGAAGACACAATTTGTTCAGCTCTTTCCCTCGCCCTCATTTTTAAACAATCATTATTCTTTAACTTGAATACACGCTCCTTATTTGTTAGAGCAAATAGATCATCCTCTATTTTATTTATTTTTTGATAATAGCTTCGTTTTGCCTCGCCCACGGGAGGCTCTACTTTTATTTTTTCAGCATTTTCGATTTCAATTCTTTCTTCTTCTACTGCATTTTTTAAAATATTTTTCGTGTTATATAATACAGATAATAGTAACAACAACAAACTTACAAAAAAGACTCCTAATAAAGCTATAAAAAAACTTTTTTTATTCTCTTCCATGTTTTTTTTATTAATAATTAATGTTTCTAAAAAGAGCAGTTCCGGCGTCAAACTGTCTTAGAGTTCACGCCGGAGTTTAGCTTTTCACAGCCAGTTGCCCTAGTTAATGCCACAGTCGTCAGCCGAAACCAAGACAGGGAACATTACATAACTTACAATTTAGAGCATTAGACGATCTCTTTCTTTGTAATTTATACTTAAATATTACACCCTTTCTTTCTATTTGTCAAGTAACACTTGTTTACCCTTAAAAAAAGGACTAATGTATGCTTGTTTACAAATAATTAAATTAAATTATATTATATGGAAAAAAATGTTTTTTCGACAAGAGACCTGTATCTAGCCTCAACACTCGTAACTCTTAAATTCCCAGTTATTAGAATAGATTTCCAAATAGAGGGGATCAAACCAAGGGGGATAGGTTATTTTAATTTTGACGAAACACCTGAATTGTTAGTCGCCAGAAGCCAATACAACCAAGGTATGGTTCTAGTCGAGCCAAGGATGTATATCAACAATCTACAATCATTGAAAGCGGAAGTCATAAATATGCAGCAAAATCCCAATAACAATAGATAATACCGAAGATAATACCGACTTTTTTTGTGCTTGACAAAAAACAACATAGCAGATATGATAGATTCAGGTTGAAAACTAAAAACTAACACATTGCGATTTAAAGAGCGATTTAGTCTTTATCTCAGTATGCCCTCTCCGCAATGGGGGGTTATTGGAATAAAGACTATGTCGTTTTTTTAATTATTAAGAAATAATAGTATGAAACAAAGTGAGATTAGAAAAGAACTGTATGCGTATCTATACGATAACCCAGATATGCAGATAACAAACAATAAAAAATGGAAAAACCACCAAAAAAAGATTGGTAAAATTTTAAAAAAATTTACTTCTTGTGAGCCAAATGACATTGTTAGCCAGCAAAAAAAGCAAGTAACTGTGGCAAAAACCCCATGTTTAAGATCAAAAGAGCGTGACATAAAAAACGGGGTATGGAGACCAGCAGATTTTTATAAATAAAAAAAAATATATGGACAAACAAGCACAAATATTAGCCTACCAGGCAATAAGCGAAAATGTGAAAGATAGCACTGCAAGACAAATAATTCGTTATGTTATGGGATGTGAGCTATGGAACCAGGACACAATTTCACCAACTAATGCATACTTAGCAAAAAAATATGGATGGAATGAAAAAACAGCCAGAGATGCAATATCACTTGCTAAAAAAAGTCAATTTATAACTCTTACAAATCAAAAAAAAGGAACACAAAAGGGGAGAATTTTAGAACTAAATATAAATTTTTTACGAGGCAAAATGGGTGAGTGTTTTGCCTTAAAAATAAGACCAAAAAAAACACTAAAAATTACAGAATTTAATTTTTTACCCGACAACTTACCCGACAACTTACCCGACAACTTACCCGACAACTTACCCGACAACTTACCCGACAACTTTTTGACAAAAAATGGCTTTGTAGATAGCAAAAACGACATTTTGGAGGGGGACAATCAATATATAGTAATTAATAATCAATTTAAACCTAGCGAACGACCCCTCCCGGGGTCAGTTCGCGGAGAGTTAAAAAAAGATTGTTTTAATAATTTTTTACCATTAGTTTTTCGTGAAGAAAATGGCGAGATTTTAGTAACCGAAAAAAAAGATGTCACAAATATCCCAATCCCAAAAAACGATCCCATTGAAATTTCTAATGCCATAAAACTTTTTGAACCAATTTTTGAAATAGCTTTCAAAACAACAAACCAGTATGGCAATGTTTCTACCCGAAAAAAAATAAAAGATATTCTTCTCATGATTCCTTTTGAAGACTTGCAAGAAATAACTAAAAAGTTCGTTGAACATAAACAAGATCAATTCATCCCGCGACCAAAAAATATTTATAGTTTTTGTATGGACATAGATCGTATCAGAGATTATTTAAAAAAAGACCAGTCTAATGGCAAACACACCTTGCGACCAATCTACAGTGGGTCAGCCGAAGTGGAAGCTGCTCGCAAAAAACAAAAACAAGATTTTTATGAAAAGCGGGAAGTGTTTATAAATATTAGAAAAAATTAAAAATATGGCTACTAATCAAAAATTCACAACGAGAGAAAATGAAATAAGAAACATTTTGTCTAGATCCCCGCATATAAACCAAGCCGAATGCGAAGCGTATCTTGATAACCAATGGCTAGAAAAGAAAAAAGACATCAAGGATCAAATCCCAGATATGTATAAAAACTCTAGTTTTTATGATTTCGACAAAAGTATCGTGGATCAAGTAATGTGCGTTATTTACGACATACTTTCAAATCCAAAAGGTGACAAAACAGATAAAATGGGTCTAATTCTCCATGGTCCTGTTGGGTCTGGAAAAACTAGGATGGCCTATGCCATCATAAATTATCTTATTGAAATCGATCCAGAAATGGCTTCTCGCATTGAAAACTTCTCAGTTTTAATGAAAAAAATCAGAAAAGAAATATTTTCAACCAAGGAAAACGAGTTTTCTATTTGGGATGTTATCTCAAATGAAAATAAACGTTATAGCGGTTTTTTGCTTTTAGATGACCTCGCATCCAAAAGCACAACTGATTTCGAGTCAGATACTTTTCTTCAGTTGCTAGAAGCTAGGGTTAATAACTACCACCCGATGATTATTACAACAAACATTGACAAGTCAGAGCTTGAAAACGTATTTGGCGAAAGAATAGCTTCTCGCCTTGTTGGAAATTTTCATTTTATAGAAATAGGCGGAGTTGATAATAGGGTCAATGTTTAAAATAATAAATTAAAAATAAAATTATGGAAAAAAATCTTCTCTCCCTAGCCTTGATATATCTGGCAAAAGGTTGGTCAGTAATTCCTGTGGGAAAAAACAAAATACCGCTGATTAGCTGGAAAGAGTATCAGAAAAGAAAACCTACCATCGAGGAAGTGATAAATTGGTTTTTTATTTTCCCAGACGCTCAAATTGGGATAGTAACTGGTTCTGTGAGTAATTTAACTGTAATTGATATCGAGGAGGACGGTGATTTTACTTTGTTTCCAGAGGATACTTATCGAGTTAAAACTGGTGGTAATGGCGTTCATGTTTATTTTGAATATGAAAAGGGATTTAAAAACGCTGTACGAATATTTCCAAGTGTAGATATCCGTTCCGAAGGAGGATATGTAATCGCATCAGGTTCTGTGTCTTCAAAAGGGAGCTACACGGAAATAAATAGCCTCCATGCTACCAGGATGTCAGAAAAGACGTTGAGACTGTTCCACGACGCAAATTTAGCCTCACAGAGGATTCTGCCTAGTAGTGCTAGCTCCGGACCAAGTCCTTTTTTAGTTAATTCAGACGACGGTTTATTTTATGACGGAGCTGGAAGTGGAAGTCGCAATGATTCTATGACAAAATTTGCGGGAGCATTGCACGCTAAATTGCATCCAACTTTGTGGTCTTCAGTGGGCTGGAATCTATTTACCGAATCTAATTTAAAAAATACCCCTCCGCTACCAGATCGTGAGTTGGAAAATATTTGGAAATCTATAGGCGCAAAAGAATCTTCGCAAAACCCATCCGGTCGTAATTATTCGTCTCCTCAGTCAAGTCAAACTTGGGGTCCGTCTCAAAAACAAGATTCAGATGCACCAAACGTCGTTTCAAAAGAAATTATTCCAGAAAACCAAGAAGATCCGGCAGAAACGCTACACGTATCAGAAATAGCCAGTTTACAAAAAATAGATACTGAGCATACTTTTTCTATTGGCATGGATGTTTTTGACGATGCTCTGCTCGGTGGTTTTTCAGCGGGCGAGGTTGTGGTAGTTGCTGGTCAAAGCGGAAATGGAAAAACGTCAATTGTCCAGGACTGGACTGTTAAATTATCTAGTTTAAATTTGCCAACTCTTTGGTTTTCGTATGAAGTTTTAGCTAAGCCTTTATGGGAAAAATTTAAATTGATGGGTGCTGATGAAAATACGCCAATATACCTACCACGGTTCAATGATTCTTATGATACAGAATGGGTAATAAATGTTATAGAAAAGTCAATAATAAAATGGGGAACTAAGGTTGTTTGCATTGATCATTTGGGCTTTCTTAGAGCCCCAAAAGGCAGATACGCAAACGCCGCTGATGCTGTCACGCATACTGTTCGTTCACTAAAAATTCTTGCTGTAAAATATGGTTTAATAATTCTTCTCCCGGTTCATGTTAGAAAAACGTTATCTAAAGTTCCTGATTTAAATGATATTCGTGAATCATTGGGAATTGCACAGGAAGCTGATTCTGTTTTTTTTATCGGACGAGAAAAAGATAAATTTGGTCAATCAACAACTGACGCAAGATTGTGGTTGGTTAAAAATAGAAAAACAGGGATAGCTGTTAATTCTTTATTAAAATTTGAATTTGGTAGGTATTTTCCACACCCAGATAGAAATACTCAAAAAAAAGAAGAGGAAGACACCTTCACTGCACTGAAAGCTTTTGATAGTTGGATTAAGTAGTTTTTTTGTCTTTATTATAAAAACCGAGTTACGAATTTTTAAAATCCGTAACTCTCAACTCACTTTTGGGGACGCCATCTGCTTTTTTATTTATAGTCAAAAAAAAAGCCGCCACTAGTAAGTGACGGCTTTTTTTTCTAATAAGTTATGCTATAATCTTCTACTTTTCCTTTTTCGAACTTTGATATTCCTAAATATCCTTCGCCTGTTTCTTCATATTTCAATAAAAATATTAAATGTTTGTATTCTTCTGATATTTTTTGTAATGCTTTCATTGGCGGACTCCATGGTGTGTTGAAAAAATATTCTAAAGAAAAGTCATCTTCATAATCTAATACTGTCGAAGATAAATCCCATTTTATTCCCCAATTAGCTAAACTCCAATCATACCATTCTTCTTTCTGATTATAATCATATTTAATTGCTATAGGCATTGGTATAAATTTTTTTAACTGGAACTCTTCTTCTTTTGTTTTCGCTTTTTCTTTAAATTCATCCACTTCATTTTGATTATTAAATCCTTTAATAATCAAAGTATTTTCTACCCAATTTGGCATATGTTTATTTTATTAATGTTAATTTTGCTTCGAAATCTTTTATTCTACTTTGTGTTTCTAATATACATTCTATTAACTCCTTTTCGTTTTCAAAAAAATCAGCAAAATCGTAATCCCAAATAATTGTTTTTCCTATTTTGTTACTATAAAATTCTGCTTGTAACCAATAATCTCCACTATTATCTCCTCTTAAATATATTGAGAATGCTATTTCTAATTTTGAGTCCCCTTCTAATTCGTAGAATACTCTTTCTATATTTTCTCTATCTTCCAGTGGATATGTTATTTTTTGTTCATTTAGTCCTTTTTTAATTTTATCTTTTTGTAATAATTTCATAATGTTAATATGTTATTAAAGGTGGCTAATTATATTACATTTCATACATAACAAATATTGTTTTTGTCCTTTTTCGTGAGGATACATTAACCAATCGTGCTCTTCATCAGTTCCTCCACACTCACATTGTTCATTAAGTCCTCTTTCCTCTTCTTGTCTTTTTGTCATTGCAATTTTTGTTTCTATCATCTTAAAATATCTAGCCATACTATTTTTTTATTAAATTGTTAAAATCTTTTATTGCATCTAATTTATCTTCCCAACTCCATTCTTCTGCTTCATTTGTTATTATATCTACATCATACCATTCTGATACCCATTTCCAAAATTGTTTATCTGTCATTTCTTCTCTAATGATATTCGAAAATTGTGAGTGTATTTTTTCAATTTTTTTTTCTAGCTTTTCTTCTTTTGTAATTTTCTTTTTTTTATTAATCATATTATTTTGTTGTAAAAAAGTTAATTATATTTTTATTTTTTATTTCTCTATCGCAGTTTTGACAATATTTTCTACTTCTTATTGTTTCTTCTGAATTTTCTTCTCGATCATATAGCCCTTGTGGCCAAATTTTGTAAAATACTTTTTCTTCTCTTTCTTCTACTAAAAATGCTAGTTCTTCTCCGCATTTAGGGCATTTTGGCTGGTTCATATTTTTTTAGAAAGTTATTTATTAATTTTCTCATTTCTTTTGCTTGTTGGATTTGTGTTCCTTGTGACTCTATTTCACATCTTGTTATGTCTTTCCAAATTTTTAAATAGTTTTCAGCGGAGACTATTCCCACACTATATGAAACATTTCCCAACGGATTCATTAGTCTTAGAAACCATGAGTTTTCAGTGGTTTTTTCTGCTACTATCCATGTTCCTGTTTTTGGAATTGTGTGTATTAATATACTCTTAGATCCATGCTTTGTAATAAATTTACTCAATCTGTCTACGTTTCTCATATATTTTCATTTTCCTTAATATTTAATTTTAATATTTCTATAAAAGCTTCTCCTATTTCTTTCTTTGCGTTTTTTGTTAGTATGCATTTATTTTTTTCTCTTCCAAATACGTCTCCTAATATTTGACTTGTATTTCGGTTATCTTGAAGTGTTATTCCTAAACACTCAATTCCTTGTTTCTTTGCTTTCTCATATTCTTTTTCTATTTCTTTTCTATTGCTTTGTCCATCCGTTAGGATTATTAATATTTTTCTTTCTGCTCTTGTTCTGTGTAATTCTTTTGCACATTCTCTTAGTACAATATTTATGTTTGTGCCGTTTGAATCAGCTTTGATAATTTCATCTAAATCATTTAGATCTGTCCAATTTATTTTATTTTTTCCCATTTCTTTTATTTTCACTGCGGTTTTTCCGAAAATAAAATTTATTCTTTGTATTCCTGCTATTCTTAATGCTTCTCCTGTCATCAAGGCTGCTGATAAAGCGTAGCTTATATTATTTTCAAATGACATTGAACCAGAAACATCTGTTGCTATTGCAAAGGCATAACTTTTATTGCTTTTTACAATTTTTCGCATGAATGGTTTTTTTAGTTTTTGTGTTCTTATTTTTACCAATCTTTTTGCTACTAGTTTTCCGCTTCGGAATCTTCCTTCAAATTCCATTGCGTTGTTTCTTTTTATTATTGTTCTTAATTTTTTTCCTATTTGTTCTGCTTGTTCTATTATTTCATCTATATATTCGATCTCCGTATTTTTTGTTTTTATTGTTTCTCCTTCTTGTTTTTCTTTTAATTTTTTTATTACTTGTTTTTCTGTTTTTTCTTTTTCAATTTCTGTTGTCCCCCCCCCGTGGTCATTTTGTTTGTATTGTTCTTTTTGCTTATCTGTTAATTCTCCTAATTCAGTTATTAATAAATCTACTATTTCATCTGTTAATGGAACTAAACTTTGCGTTTCTTTCCTAGTTAGTATTAATTTTTTATTTTTTTCCATTATTTTTGCTATTTTTTCTCCTACTATTTCATATTTATTTATATTACTATTAAAGCCTCTATTTTCAAATCTTATTGCTGCGAATAGCAATGCCTTTTCGTGTTCATTTGTTTCGCTTTTTGGTAGAACACTAACCAACGTTCCTATAAATTCGCTTCTTGTTGATTCAAGAATTTCTTTTGCGTTTGGGTAATAATTACCCATAATCTCTTCTATTGAGATGTCTTCTAACATATTTAAACAGGAATGATGTAATTCTTCATGTTTAATAGGATCTGTTGTTGAAGTTGTGTAGTGTATATGAGCTGTTTCATGTAACAATAGCCCTAGAAGAATATCTTCTTCTAGGCTATAAATATCATTTTTTACATAGAAAATCTTTTTATTTTTTATATTAGCTGCCCATCTCTCCCCTTCTTCTATTCCTATTTTATATTCTCTCTTTATTACATTTGCTACTTTATTAAATTCTTTTAGTTTCATATATTTTTATTTAATTTCTACTAGGTTGCTTATAATATCCATTGATGTCCCCAACTCTGGGTGGTGAATAATTATTGCTTTTTTCTCTTTATTTTGTCCTTCTACTATTGATATTGCACTTGCCACCTTTACTCCCATATTGGTTATTTCAGTTTTTGAAATTCCATTTTCCATATTTTCATAATAAATTCCTTCGATTATGAATTTATCTCCTTTTATTGCGTTTTCTTTATTTTCTATGCCTAGTTTAATTACCTCTCCTAAGTCTTTTTTAATTATTTCTTCAAATTTTTCTTTATCCGTTGTTATCGCAATGTATGTGTTTTGTGTGTCTACATCTACTGTGTAAGTTTTTCCAATTATTAATTGCTCTACTGTTGTTATTTTTTCTCTTTGTTCGCTTGCTCCCTTTTTAGTTAGCGGTAAATGCAACTTTGCTAGCATTTTCAAAGCTTTATTATCTGCTGACTCCAATTTATTCGAGAAAGCTAAGCTTAATGCTTCCATTGGGTTCATATTTTCACATAACCTTAATACATTTAATATGTCTCTTGTATTAATTGCGTAATCTACTGATCCTTTTTCTTTTTCCAATCTTGTTTCGTTTGCTAACTCTACCAGTTTATTTGCCATTTCACTTTGGGCAATTTTTTGCCCTAGGTGGCTTTTTATTATGTCCATTTCCTTATTCTTTGGTGGAAATTCTGCATTTATGCAAATTACAAATCTTGATAAGAGTGCTTTATTCATTTCTTTGGTTCCTGCATATTCAGGAGGATTGCAAGTAGCAAATATTCTAAAGTTTTCATGTTTGATTACTAATTCTTTGTCATCTTTTTCTGTTAGTACTAAATAGCCATCATCATCCATTACTGATTGCAATACAAATAAAACTTCTGGCAATGCCGCATTAATTTCGTCAAAAACAATCCATTCTCCATTTCTCATCGCTTCTGTTAGTATTCCATCTACCCAATATGTTCCTTTATCATTAATGAGTAATCTTCCTACTAATTCATCCGCTGTTGTTCCTCCATTTAGGTTAATTCTTCTCAATCCATTTTGAGTTTTTGCTGCTAAGTATCTGATGGCGCTCGTTTTCCCCGTTCCTGATTCTCCGGTTAGTAGTGTTGGTAGATTATCTCTTATAGCTATAGCTAATGTTTTTAATATATTTCCGTGATCTATAAAGTTTCCTCCGTTTTTTGGAACATATTTATTTTTTCCGTCTGCCATTTCTAATTCTACTTTTTCTACTTTAATTGTTTTTTGCATATTGTTTTTTAATTTAATTTAATTTAATTTAATATCTATTATTTTCTTCTTCTTCTTTTTGCCAATCTTCATCTTGTTCTCTTTCAAAAGCTAGGTTTGCTAAAAAACCTTCTTCTAAAATTCTTATTTGTTTTTTATTTATTTTAAATGGATCTTTTCTTTTTTCTCTTCTATCTTTTTCTTCTAATTCTTCGTCATAACTTTTTTTTCTCATAAATTTAATTTTTTTTTAATTTGATTAATTATCTTCTATTGATATTGTTGCGTTTAGTGCTGTTGCTATGCTCATTAGTGCTGATATTGAAATATTTCCATTCTGGTTAGTTTCTGCTCTCCCAATTGTTCCTTGAGATAAATTGCTTTTTATTGCAAGTGTTCTTTGCGTCCATCCTAATTTTTTTCTTTTTTGTTGTATCTGATCTTTTAATGATTGTTTGTTGCTTTCTTTTTTTTCTTGGTTTTCCTCATTTTCTCTTTCCTCCTTTTTTTTATTTAATTCGTTTAATATGTTTGAAACGTGTTCTTTGTCCTCTTTCTGGGCTAACACGTTTAATGCTTTTTGTAAGTTTGACATATTTTCTATATTTTTAATTTTTTAAATCCATGCTTGATTCAAAATATATCCTTTGTCTGTGTCTTTTTTTGTGTTTATTCCTTCAAACAAAATATTTGATAAAGAGTAAACTATACTAAATCCCATATCCATTCCACACCCACCTACTACTAAATAATCATTTTTTAGTTTAGTTCCTATTAATATACTTACAGATCTTGTGATATCTAAGATTGCTGGTTCTTTTTTATAATCTGATATTATTGCTATGTAAACTGACATATGTCTTACTGTTCCTTGTTTGTTTATTTTTCTTATTGCTGTATATACCATTGATCCTTCTTTTAAGAATTTTAATAAAAATTTTTTATTTTCTAAAATTCTTTTTTCTTTTTCTATCAATTGTTTTTTATTCATAATATTGTTTAATATTTAATTTCTAGTTCCTGAGACACCGCACCGAAAACCCGTCCGCCTTGGAATCGGTGTCCCTGACGACCGTGGCGTACGACGAATTCAAGTACCGGTGCCAAGCATTAGCACCACTCTGAGAAGACGACCAGATGCCGGCGTACGTGGTGCGACCGGCGAAACTACCATCGGCAGATCGGTAGCCAGAAAAGGCAATGTTTTTCATATCTTCTTTTGTTTTTAATAGTATAGAAAACTCCTCATCTGTTGGAATTCTTTTGCCGGCTTTTTTAGTTTCACGCATTGCGGCGTCCCAAGTGAAAAGTTGTTCACCGATATATTTACCATCTAAAAATTCCCAAATATCTTTTTCAGGATTTTCTAAATAACAATTTTTATGTATTTTAATTTTATTCCAATCTTTTGAATCTACCTTAAAAGTATAATCTTCCAATATTGGAAACATTTTATTATACATTCTTATTATTTTTTTATTCATAATTTTTATTGTTTTTGTGTGTTGATTATTTCCATATTTCTTTTCATTATTGTCATGTTGTCTTTTACCCAATCTTCTTGCGCTATTTCATTTGCCTCCTCTATGTCGCTGGCGAGTACTTTTGTTTCTATTTTCATACAAACGGTATAATATTCTTTAGGGCCTGCTCTTTTAAGTGCTTTTGCTGCTGCTGCTAAATTATTTATTTTAGGTAGCATTTCTAAATCATTTTCTTCATAGTTATTTTCTTTCCCATTTTCCCATAAAACTTTAACATCCATTTCTCCACCGTCTTTATTTTTATTGTGTTCTTGTGTAACTGTTCCTTTTATATGCCCTTCTTTTCCTCCCCAAACTGGATTAGCATCAGTTTCTCCGTGTCTTCTTGTTATTAATTTTACTTTGTCTTTTAGTTTAAATTTATTCATGTTTTTACTTTAATTTATTATTTTTATCCGAAATTTATATTTTTGAAATCCTGTGGTAAATATTCTTTTCCGCATTCATTGCACATTATCATTACCACTTCTCCTTCCCCTGAAGATGTACTTACATCCAATATACCCTCTTCGTCGATTGTTGCGCTTGATGTTATTGTCTCTTTCACCATGAAATTATTTTTCTTACAAATACATTTTTTCATAATTTTTATTTAATAATTAAATAATTGTTTTATTAGCCAAATTAGTAGTAGACCTTTAATAAGCCCGTTCAAAAAAAGAACAATAACAGTTGCAACATTTCCTATTGTTTCCATATTTTTAATCTTAATAATTATTTTAGACACCGCACCGAAAACCCGTCCGCCTTGGAATTAGTGGCCCTGTAGACCCTGGCGAACGATGAACCCAAGAGCCGGTGCCAAGCAGAATCACCACTCTGGGACGACGACCAGATGTAGGCGTACGTGGAGCGAGGGGCGAAACTACCATCGGTATTGCGGTAGCCAGAAAAGGCAATGTTTTTCATATCTTCTTTTGTTTTTAATAGTATAGAAACTTCATCATTAGTTGGAATTTTTTTGCCGGCTTTTTTAGTTTCACGCATTGCAGCGTCCCAAGTGAAAAGTTGTTCACCGATATATTTACCACTTACAAATTCCCAAATATCTTTTTCAGGATTTTCTAAATAACGAGTTTTATTTATTTTAATTTTATTCCATCTATCAGAGTTGACCTTGAAATTATAATCTTCAAGTTCCAATTCTTTTCCAGCTATCAATTCTTCTGCTTGGTCATTTGTTAGAATTGGTTTGTTTAATTTTTCTAAAATTTCATCTAATTTTTTTAATACTTTTTTTTCAAATATTGTCATATTTTTAAATTTATAAATTATCTAATTTTACTTTAGAAGCTAGTTGCTCTTTCGAACACAACGCACCCGACAGCTAGCGGAGCTAGTCTTAAGAGAGTAGTGCGTGTTTCCGCTGTCCAAGTTCACATACCAAGCGAGCTGAGTGGTACTTGAGGTCGTAGTCGCCGACCAATGGTAGTAGCCGGCTGGATTTTCGCCTAACATTTTTTGCATTTCTTCAAAATTATTATCAAACAAACTGATTAGTTCACTCCTATCAGGGAGTCTTCCTCCCATTTCTTTGCAGATTTTTTCAGCTGCAAAGAAATCCATTTCTCCTAAGTCTTCGCTCCATTCTAAGTTTCCGATTTTAGTCCATCTTGTTTCTTCTTTTCTGTTTTCTGTCAAATAGATCATGAAGTCATAGAAACATGGCTTTTTCATTATTTTTTTACCCATTTTATCTTCTATCATATTTTCTTTTATTGTTTTCCAATCCTCTATAAATGCTTTGAATAGTGTTATTATATTTTCCATATTAATTTTGTTAATTTATTAAACATTTTTCTATCCATTTTTTATTTTCCTTCAAAATTTCTCCTCTTCCGATCCATTTTCCTGTTCCATAATACCCATCTTCTTTAGGCATTTCTTTTCTCGTGTTTAATGTTTGTAATAGTTTTGTTATTTGTTTTCTTATAAATAGCTTTATTTTTTTATCTGCGTTTTTGTGTGGATATTTTTCTCTTAAAAATTTCATTATTTCAGGAAGCTCATTCTCTAATTCTTCTTCTATTGTTTTTATTGTCATATGTTTATTTCTTTATAATCTTCTACATAAATTTTACTTAATTCTTCTTCTTCTATGTCAATTTCTCCATCGTCTATCATTTTTGCGTAGATTTCTTCCGCCTCATCTTCATCTTCTGCTTCTATTGTTTCTGCGTTATAGTGTAATATTTTATCTATATATACTCTATATTTCTTTTTTGCCATAAAGTTTTTTATTTAATTAATTATATTTCATCTCTTATTGCGTCTCGTACGTGAAAACATGCAAAATCAGTTCCATCTGTTATGTCATTTAAAATTGTTTCTGCATTACTTTTAACGTTTTCTTTGCTCATATCTCCAGCAAAGACTGTTAATTCTACTGTTACTGTCCAAGTGTCTCCATACATAAGTTTAATTTAATTAATTAATTATTTATTCCTTCTTTTAATTAATTGGTGAATTGTTTCTTTTAAAAATCCAATCAAAAAGCAACTTAAACAATACAAAAAAATAAAACATATAGTGAAGTCAAAATGATTTCTATTAAAATACTCAGTTAATTTTTGTCCTAATATAAATTCTATCATATTAATTATTTATTTAATTATTCCCATCTTTTTTAATGTCTCATCGTTCAACCCCGCTATATTATAACCGCAACTTGGGCAAAGATAATGCTTCAAAGTTAATTCGGCGTCCTTTGTTATATCGCCGTCAATTCTGATAATATATTTAGTTTTGTTGTTCAAAACTCCCTCCTTGTGTTTTTCATCTCCACAACAAAAGCATTTTTTGTTTCCATCGTTTGGCGTTTCACATTTACACTTATTGCAATAATCGCATAATAAATAAGTGTCAAAAAGATATTCTGCGCCTCCACTTGTTTTGTGATGATATAGTTTCATATTATTTTAATTTATTTATTAATTTATATACATCATAAGCATTCCATCCCTATAAATACGACAAAGGAGCAAGCAAAATAAGATAGTGTGGAATAAATAATACTGCGAAAACAAATAACCAAGGGTAACATAAAATAAATATAATTTTAGTTTTTTTCATAATTTTTATTTAATATATTTATTAAGATCTTCTTTTTTCCAGCTTTTAGGCAAATAGGCTCTAATATCTTCTATTTCATAAAATCCTGACATAGATGCTTTTTCTTCGCCATTGTTTTTATAAAGAATGAAAGCGTAAATTTCATTATTTACCCACTGGTTATATTCTTTTAGTTCACTCTCTATAATTTCTTTCTTTTTCTTTTTAGTAGTGGCCGATAAGAGCTTTGCTCTATCTTTTTCAATGAAATAAAATCCATTATTAGAATAATCAAAACCTTTTGTTGTCCCTAAACTATAACTAATATTACCATGTTCATGTTTTGTAATTGGGAAAATATCACTGATAGTTAGTTTTTGTTCTTTTATAGCTTTTTTCATTAAAGCAATATGATCTTCAATGTCCTCAGCCGCATCCCCACAAGAAATCATAATTTCCTTTAATTCAGGATGCTCATCTGGGCTAAAATGCTTTTCATCTTTCACTAAAAAGAAACCTAATGTTTCTTGGGTTTTCCTAGGAGAATCAGCAGTTTCGTCGGTAAAGATTTCTAGCTTATTAACAGTTATATTTTTTTGTATTGTTTTCATAAAATTAAAAAAAAATGGGGGATAGAGAAACTCCATCCCCCATTGTGTTATTATTTCTTAGTTGTCTTCTTAACTACTTTCTTAGTTGTCTTCTTAATTACTTTTTTAGCTGTTTTCTTAGTTGCTTTTTTAGCTGTAGGTTTCATATATCCACGCCCCTTTCTAGTTAATATGTTATTTTTTAATTGTATTAATCATTAATTTGCCAAGGAATTTAAAGGTAACTGACATAACTATGATAATTAAAAAAGTATTCATAATTATTTTTTATCTGTACTTTCTTTATCTTTATTCTCTTTCCCGGAAATTAATGCAAGCAGATATGTTTCATGGTCATTTACAACCTTGTCGAAAACAAGATCAATAGCAATACGTGTAAACTCTCCATTTTCGTCCTTCAAACCATATTTACGAAGAGACACTTCGTTTTCAGAAAGTTCTCTTTCTAAGGCGAATTTAATGAGGTCGTTACTTAAGGAATTTCTACTAGTTTCTGCTCGTTCAAGCAATAAGTCCAATAAAGTTTTTTTGTCGTCGTTCATAGTTTTTATAATTAATTGATTAAGTGAGGAACAAAAAAAGCCGTATAATCCTAGTAATAGGACATATACGGCTTAGAATGTTAATACAGATGAAATGAATAGATTATTTGTTTGATTCTTTCCAAGCTAAAGCTCCAGCCTTTGTAGCGGAGATAATTAGGTTAGCTTCTTCTATAGGTAGACAAACTGAAACAGAGAAATCAGCATCTTTATGGTCAGGTCTCTTTTTGTTGGCGTAAAGAGAAAGACTTTCCCCAGCCTTGATTGTTACAGGTGAAGTAAGATTACGATCAGTGCGGAAGGTAAGGTTACCGAGGAGGAAAGATTGATTAGCACTGAAAGTAGTATCCGCTGTCATAACGAAGGAAGCAGGAGTTAACTCTTTAGAACCATTAGACCAAGCTTTACCAATAATTGCGTTTTTAATTTGTTGCATATGTTTATAGTGTTATAAATTAGTTAATAATGTTTATACTTAAGAAATCTCTATTGTTTATCTAGCTATAAGCTAAATCTTTTATTAGCTGGATTATAATTTATAGTAATAATCGCTTGTAATAAGACTATCTATTCAAACATGTTATTATACGATACATGGAAACGCTTAATTCAATAAATTGAAAAACGCAATTGTATAATTCTAGACGCCGTCCAATAATGGGCTTAAACTGCCATTATCGCATTTTGCATGCTTTGAACGGCTAGTGAATTATACAATT